GCTGCCTAGAAGCAGGTAAGGGTTTACGCTTAATATGATTAAGACATAAACCCTTTGACCAGATTCTATTCTCGCAGCCTTCTACGCTGCATGTTTTCATCCTTTAAATTTAGATAGTTCTCGTTGTAAATACCAGATAGCTTTCTCAAGATCCTGTTTCTTATTGCCTTTTTTATCAGCTCTAAGAATATATTTAACAGCGTTACCTAATGAAAACCCTAAGCTATAGTCTTCTATGATGTCTATAACTTCCATCTTGTTACCTTGGTAATGGTCAGGATGGTTAACCATTTCTCTTTCTAGTATCTCTTTCATAACTTTTCGTGCTCCGTATGGATCACCAACTTCTTCAATTGATGATCCTCCATTTGTAATTCCTACTATCATAATTAATTTCCTGTTGAGCCGTGTCCCCCTGTTCCACGATCTGTTTCTGATAATTCTTCTACTTCTACAAACTGTACTAATGGCACAGGCATGATTACTAACTGAGCAATACGATCACCTACATTATAAGTTACAGGAACTTTGTCTTGTTCAGTTATATTAAATGTAACCATGATTTCACCTCTGTAACCACTATCGATTACACCAACTGAGTTACTCATTGATAAATTATACATACGTACAGAGGAACGTGGGAACACAAGTCCCACCATTCCTTCTGGTATTTCTACAGCAAGTCCTGTACCATATACTAATTGTCCACTACGTGAGTGATCTACTGATGTAGCTACAAGATCTGCACCTGCATCTCCTGGTTTGCCAAACTTAGGCTTCTGTGCTTCCTTCGATAACTTCTTGAATTGTATCTTCATTTTCTTCTTCGTTTATTTCCTCTGTAGGAAGTTCTGTTTGATTAATTTTGTTAATAATATCTTGACGTAATTTGTCAAAGAATTCTTCGTTGTCCTCTAATAGAGTTCTGAATTCATCAATGTCATACTTGTTCTCGTTATAAGTGATAGTCTTGCCATACTTACGTAAGATTTCAAACTCATTAGATAATACTAAGATTTCACCAATGCGATCAATACCTTCACCATATACCACCTCGAACTGAGCTAGTCTATAAGGAGGAGACATCTTATTCTTTACAGACTTAAGCTTAGTAACATTACCATATTGGAAATCACCATCCTTAGCTGCTGACTTGGTAACTTCTATACGAACATCAGCACCGTACTTTAATGCATGACCGCCTTGAGTTGTAGTAGGATTACCAAACATAACACCAATCTTCTCACGATACTGAGAAACTATAATAGCACAGGTGTTATTTCTAGCTAGTGCAGTTTTCATCTTAGGATATGTGTCACTGTTCAACTTAGCCTTACGACCAATGTTAGAATCACCTACATCACCATCTAAGATTTTCTTAGGAATCAATGATGAGTCTGAATCAATGATAACAAGATCAATCTCTCCAGTGTTGATTAAGTCTAACGCAATATTGAAACCCTCCTCACCACAAGATGGCTGAGCTAATAACATTGCATCTACATCTACTCCTAATGCTTGAAAGTATTTCTTATCTACAGCATGCTCGCCATCGATGTATAAAACTTTACCTCCATTCTTTTGACAGTTAGCTACAGCATGTCCACAGATTGTAGACTTACCTGAACCTTCCCATCCCATAAGCTCGTAAAGTTTACCCTTTACAAAACCTCCTACTCCTAATACAACATGATCAAATCCTATAGATCCTGTTGAGATAAGATCGTATTCTCCATACGCTTTTGTGTTTAATGTAAGCACTGTACCTACACCATACTTTTTGTTTAAAGAGTCCAATGCGTCCTCTAGCTTGGATTTACCCGAAGCTTCACTTGCTTGCTTTTTTGCCATGATTTAGTTCTTTTTGTTATATGTAAATTTACGAAATATTCATTAAAAAAGAAATAGCCTAGACGTAAAACACCTAGGCTATCTGTACCATTTTTCACTTTAATTTAATTCACTATGGAATAAAATATTTTTGATTTGTCCCCGCTGTGTGTCTCGGATAGTATGGACATTCTCTGCACATATTGCCACAGCAAGTACCTCTACTAGAGAGATACTCGCGTGACATTGTGACTTTCTTACTCTGTGGCACAAGCTCCGCCTGCACAGGCTGCAACTTGTCCGAATTCAACGTTGTCGTTTGCTTCTGTGACATTGGTTAAATCTAGTTCTTTAAGTGTAACAATACGTTTATTATATTCTTCTTCTGTAATGTCTTCAAAAGGAGCTTGGGAATAAGTACCTCCCCAGTAAGGGAGCACTGATAAACCATTGTAAGACTCACGATTCAACCACATCCACTCACCTACAACTTCCCATTCATCATACGTACCAGCTCCTTTATCAGTAAGAATAGTATTATATGTTCTATTACTATCAATAGAAATAGTAGCTGATACGTTGTGAGTGTTATCACCATTAACGTGTCCTGCTTTAATCCATTCTGTAGAGAAACGCTTAACACGTTCTAATGTATCTATAGCTGTCTCAGTACGTAAGATAGAACCTTCTGGTGCTTTCACTGGAATACGTACACAAACTGTATCATTAGGACGTAACACATCATCTTCACATAACTCAGGATGATTCTCCATTAAATACACAGCAATGTCTTCGTTCTTATTGAAACGCATTGTACGTAAATAGTAATCATTATGCCAAGCATGGATACCAGATGCTGTTCCTAACACTAAAGATGTAGTGCCTGAAGGTTTGATACAAGTTACACGAGCTGCCTCGTTTGTACCAATCTTAGCAGAGATCATTTGGTTTACAGTTTTAGCTACATCTGCAGCAACTTTTAAGTCATATTTCAAGATTTCTCCTGAACCAATACCTGTCATACCAATACCTAACAAAGCATCTTTCTGTGTAGTCTTAGCCCAGATAGGACGTAAGTAATGGAAGTCAAAGAATCCTGCTTGTAGAGTACCAAAGAAAGCAGCTGCTGCTACACGAGCATTCAGATCTTCTTGGTCTGTTACATCAGATACATTCACTTCACATAAGTTACAGAACTGATAAGGACGTAGAGCAATCTCACAACATGGGTTAGTTCCCCAATCTTGGTTATTACTCCAATACAATCCTGGTTCTCCTGATCCTGAAGCTTCTACACGTTTCCATAGAGCCATGAATTGTTCTTTACTAATTTCACCACGAGGTAAAACAGCTGAGTTGTTAGCACGTCCACGTTGCTCATTAGTTTCCCACCAGTTACCATACTTAGATGTAATCATAGACTCATCGTCATGATCAAACAAAGCAATCATAGCACTTCTACGGATACCACCAGCTAATACAGAGTTAGCAATGTGACACATGATATCGTGGCATTCTAAGCTTGTTAATTTCTCTCCATCATGCTTTCTATCAAGGATAGCTTGAACGTGTGTCAGGCATATCTTTAATGGCTCAGGACCTGGTGCTTTACCACCTGCTGTTACCAATGTTGCACCTTTCTCACGAATAGCGCGAAAGTCAAACTTAGGTAATGTTCCTCCAGCTAAATAAGCTTTCATTAACATCTTAACAGCATCAGCCCATCCCATAATAGAATCCTCAATTAAATAATTGCGAGACTTTGTAGGACGCTTGATCTCTGGTAACTGTGCTACATGGTGTGTTTGTACTGAGTAACCTACACCTGTACCACCTAATAATAGAAACATAGACTCTGAAAAGCTATGGATACTATCAATGGGTAGGTAACAACAGTTATAGATTCGTGCATTATTAACCTCAGCTGCTGGTCCAGCAAACTGTAGAGCACGCATTGATGGTAAGATCTTTTTCTCACGAATCATCTTTGCTGTTTCCACAATTGCTTGTGACATCAGTGGGTATTTTGCAATCATCATGTCCTCATAACGATTGACAATTTCATCCCAAGTTTCTCTTCGCTGTTTGCTAGGAATATACTTGGCATACTTACTAAAAACCGTGATAGAACTTAATGCCTGGAGTCCTAAATCTGTACTTGTATTATTCATTATTTTATTGTTGTTTATAAGTTTCGTTGTAATAATCTTCTTCATCTCTATACTCTAAAATAGAATCAATTCCTTGTAAGTAATCATTTTTTATCTGCTCTGCTTCTTCTACTAATAATTCTTTTAGTCTTGATTTTATTGCAACAAGTGCCATTTGATACCCAACAGTAGCTGGTTTATTTTGATCAGCCATAGTAGAAAGACCAATCATGTCCTCAACTTCTATTGCTAGTTTTTGCATTACTGTTTGTTTATTCTCCATTATCTAAATAATTTATTGCGTTTTTTAAAAATTCTACATTATCATCAAACT